TACCAGTCAGCTCGATAACGCGGCGCATACGCCGCCTGACCTGTTTCAACGCTTTCCAGCGTTTGGCCTGCGCCGATTTGAAGCTAGAGAGTTCGTCAATAACGACTATCGGAAACTTCCAGACATCGGACTGCTCACACAACCAAATCACGTTCTCCCGGTTGGTAACGTAAATATCAGCAGGGCGGGCCAGAGCGTCGAGCCGTTCACGGGCCGAACCGGTGACACGGGATACTCGCAGGTGTCGCAGATGCTCCCATTTTGCACACTCGGTAGACCAGGTATTTTCTGCCACCCGTTTAGGGGCTATCACCAGCGCGGGACCATCCTCCATTAGATCATAGAGGATGGTGTTCAGCGCGGTTAGCGTGGTGACGGTTTTCCCGCTGCCCATGCCCCAAAACAGGGCACAGGCGGGCCGGGAAACAATCCAATCAATTCCTGCGCGTTGGTGGGGATAGGGGTTGAATCTCATTCATCGTTTCCCCCTAACTCGTAGCTGACAAACTCTTGCAGGTCCTTCTCATTCCAGATGCACCAGTATCTGAAATTTAATGCAATCAGTTCAGAGGCCCACCATTTTTGCAACGCAGACCTGCGCCCGCCCTTGGGGCGCTTCGTTTCCACGAAGATCACGCGCCCGCCGGGTAGGAGTACGATTCTATCCGGCACACCCGCCGCGCCGGGGCTGGACCATTTCAGGCACATACCCCCGGCGGCCTTTACACGCCGCACGAGCTTCTGTTCTAAAAATTTTTCCAGCATCTCACAACACCCCCTTCCGTTTGAAATACCGTTGACGCCCGTAGGGCTTTACGACGATTTTCAGGTTCCCGCAGGACCGCCAACCCGGCAGTTTGCTCATAATGGCCCGGATTTTCATACCGGCGTAGCGGTCGAATTTCCGGGGGTCCCCGTCCAGGGCTTCCGCCCAAATCTCAGCGGTGCAGACTGTTTCACGCTGGACGGTACCAACCGCGCCTGATTCCAGCCATTGCCGCCGGTCGAACAGGTCCCGGTCCTTCCAGTCCGGGGGGAGTAGGCGCTCCAAAAACTCGGCCACAAGGCCAACGTGGGGGTCTTCCTCTTCAAACCCTTCCTGCACAGCCTGCGCCTGCTCTTCCAGCTCGCGGGACAGGTACAACGTCTCTCCCGCCTGGTAGTAGTGGCGGGCTTCTGCCCATACCTGCTTTACCGTCTCAGCGTCCAGGTCTGTCCACATGTCACAGGCCGGGTCGTTGGGTGTGGCCACCACCCAGAAACGGCGGTTACCAGTGCTGTCCCGAAGGAACTGCATCTCATTCGTGGTGCCGATAAAAATGCACTGCCTGGGGAAATCCTGGATGCGCCGCCCGTATGCGGGGCGGTACCGGTCAGACGCCTTAGAGATAAACTGTTTTACCGCGTTGCTCTCTGCGATACGCATACCGGCCAACTCACCAACCTCCATAATCCACACGCCCACCAGCTGCTCATAGGCCTCTTTGCCCGTTACCGTGGTCAGCGTGTCGGAGTACCACGGCCCGCCTAGTTTGGCAATAATGGCGGATTTGCCCAGGCCTTGCCGCCCCTGTAAGGTCAACATGTAGTCGAATTTACAACCAGGGTTATAGATTCGGGACACAGCTGCAACCAGGGTTTTGCGGGTCACGGCGCGGGTGTACTCGGTATCCTCTGCGCCCAGGTAGTCCACGAGCAGGGTATCCGCGCGGGGCACACCGTCCCATTTGCATCCGTCCAGGTAGTCCCGGATAGGGTGGAACCGGTTGACCTGTGCGACCACGTTCACCGCGTCGAAGATTTTGTCCCTGCTGGTTAGCCCGTAACACTGTTCTAGGTATAGGCGCAACTGTGCATCGTCCGCGTCTACCCAGGGGCTTTCTCTGCCTACGTCCCGCCACGGAAGCCGTTTCACAGCTACAATATTGTTTTGCAGTTCGTTCAGGGCCACGCAGCCCACTAGATCGGGGTCGTTGGATAGCACCGTTACAGTGTTTTCGATGGACTGCACCAGTACCCCCTTGTCCGTCATTTTCAACTTGTCTGTCCATGCCTGGGTGGGTGAACTGCCCGGAGCGTCCAGCGTGTCGAATGCGTCCAACTCTGCTCGGCGGTCTTCCAGAATCTGGGCCTTTACCCGGCTGTCATCGCTGGCATAGTCGCACATGGCCTTGTAGCTGGGCCGTTGATTGGCCGGGGTGTCCGGGTCTGTATCATCGTCCAGCGGGCCGTATTTATGGATACGAACCAGGTCCCAAGCGTTGCATAACTGGCCGCTGGCCGGGTCGGTGGCATGGTGCGAAAACGAAAATTTATCATCGTAGATAATAACTCCCGCCGCCGTTGAGCCGCCCGTGTAGGTGTACCGGTTAGGCACGTCACAAGGTTCATACTCCGGGACGAATACCGCGATAGCATCCCGGATGCTATACGCCCTGCAAAATGCGCCGACTAGGCCGGGCTTGTCCAGCGGGTCAGCCTGTTTCTTCGCGGCCCGGCGGACTATGCCCGCCTGCCTGCTGGACATGGGCCAGGCGGACACGTCACGCCAATCCCGATACAGGGCTAACACGTCATCGGGATTCAGAAACGGCGCGTCATAGCTGTGGAATACATACTCTCCGTCCCGGCTCGTACTAGGCCAGTACATAAGCCGCTCAGGCTGGTATGTGGTATCGTCAAACTTGTCGATGCCCAGAATATCGGCTATCTTGCGGCCTATGGCCTGGTACTCATCCGGGGACACGTCGCGGGCCAGTGGTATCACCAGGCGCAGCCGCGGATTGTTCGGGGTGTGTTTGTGCGTGCTGTATATCGCCCCGGCGCGGACGATTAAATTACAGTAATCCTCCCACAGGGTGGCATCTGCATAATCGGCGTCCAGGCACAGCACCGCTCGACTCTCAACGTCTACCCGCCGCCCGTTCGGGCAGTACCCACCGACAAACCCACCGACGTCCTTAATTTCGGCCTGCCGGTCCCGGCTTGCCGCCTTGTACTCAGCAACGGTTTCGGGGGTGCGGACGGTGCTGGACAGGCGGGCCAACAGTTCCCCCCACGGCATTGATACATTTTTCCAGCTCTTGGTTTTCCGGCTGTTACCGGTAGCAATAGCAAGGGGTCGGTCATGTGTTAGTCCCATTTAATCAGTCCTTCATATAAAATGGTGTCTCGTAGCCGTCCCCGCGTAACAACAGACCTGGTGCCCAGTCAATGGGTTGGCCCATGATTTCGGCCACGTCCTGCCATGTCCTGCGTCCCTGTGGTTCCTCCACTATTACCTCATCGTGGACGGTGAATAGTGTTTGAAAACCAGCATCATCAAGCCGAAGCAGGGCAACGGCCAGACAGTCACGGGCCACGGCCTGGACGATGTTCTCTACCAGTTTGCCGCCCCATGTCTCCGTCCGCTCCCATTTTCTAGTAGTCTGGTTCTGGCCCATGTAATACAGGTGTCCGTCTGGGCCTATGTTCGCGCCCCAGTACGACAGGATACGCCCGCTGGGCAGCTTACACCGCAGGGCGTCCGCGTCCCGGCGGTATTTCACCCCGCAGGGCTGGACGGAAAACGTTTTGCCGGGGTGGGCCAGCGCAGACCGGGCGGCCCGCTCGGTCGCAGACCAGAAACGGGGGATAGTAGGAGATGCCCGTCTCCAATGCTGGACGATGGTTTGCATTTCATCCTCCGACAGGCCCATTTTGTCTGCACCAAACGCTTTCAACGCGCCTACACCGCCGCCGTAACCGCAGTTATGAACCAGAACCCCGGATACGGTGAATCGGTGACGCGGCCCCGCGTTCAGGATATCGTACACTCTCACTTTTCCAGAAATCGGCGTTGGTTCTGGCAGTTCTGTTGGTGTGTTACCCATCTCAGATTGCCCGGCTCGTAGTGGCCGTTTACGTCTATCCGGTCCAGCTCTAAACTCCGGTCTGGAAGCCCGTTCGTCTCGATCATGTAAATAGCGGCGTCTGTCACACTCGGAAACCGAAACTGTATCCCCCGTGCCCCGTAGTTCTTGTAATTCGTATCCTTCGGATTCTCGCAACGCTGTTTTGCCGCCGTAAAACGCCGGTCCAACCAACGGGGAACCGCTCGACGCTGAGAACAACTCTGGCCGCCTTTGGATTTTCCGCTTCTCAGGTTGTCCAGATACTGTCATTGTTCCCGTCCGCAACCGTTGCACCGGGTCAGGACGTAACAATGGTTCCAGCTCTTGTTCCATCGTTTTTCCGGGTCGATGATCGTCACCCACCCGAACCGGGTTCCTACCTGTTCCGGTTTGTAAGAGATGTGCGCCGCTGGTGGCGGCGTCTCCGAACTGTACCGGCCCACTGTTCCCGTCGAGCGTGGCCCATACGAGGTGGTCCGCTGTCGCCTCCAATCCCCCATAACTGATTACCTCCCGTTCTCCACGGCAAACAACGCCGTCATGGTTTACCCACTCTATCCCATCCCATACGAGATGGTCCGTTGTCACCTGCTCGATAGGCACTAGGCCGGTATCGGTTAGCACTAATTGTCCCTCAGCGATACAAGCCAGCTCCGCGATCTTGCCCTTTTGGCGCAAGTGACCGTTTACGCCGTGTTTTACGACGGGCACATGGAACATCTGAGAGGCAGAGCTGCAATAGATGTCCCCACCCTGGGCGAAAACATCCATCCGCCACTGCTCCCCGGCCATCCACGCCACGACGCGGGCCTCAATCGCCGAATAGTCCGCCACCAGGAACGTGTGCCCCGGTTTGGCTATCAGGGCAGTGCGGATGAGCTGAGACAGTACGTCAGGCACGCTGTCATAGGCAAGCTCTAGGGTCTCCAGGTCGCGGGCACGGACTAACTCTCTCACAGTGCCGATATTCTCTAGATGGTTCTGTGCCAGGTTTTGCAGCTGTACCCGCCGCCCGGCCCACCGCCCAGTCCGGGCCGCTCCGTAGTATTGGAGCAGGCCACGGATTCGGTGGTCTGCACAGGCCGCGTCTAGGATAGCCTGGTATTTTTTGGTAGACGTTTTGCCGGTCAGCTGTCGCAATTCCAGCACCCGGCGGGTTGCTGGGTCTGTCACAGTGTCCAACAATTCGGACACGGTGGCCTTGTTCAGGCTGGCCACGTTGACGTTTTTAGTGGAGAGCCACGCCTTGAGCTGGGCCACACTTCCGGGGTTATCCAGCCCGGTGATTGCCTGCATCTCTGCCACGTTCTGAGCGCGGGACCGTTCGTCGAGCGCTACGGCGGATTCGGCTAGTTCCATGTCCACCAGCACGCCCCTTTCGTTTATGTGGGCGTCCAATGCCTCTAACCGGCGCTCCCATTCGGGGACGGGGAACGACGCTAACCGGTCGTATATGGTTTGCTCAACAACGGTATCCCTCAAACAGTATTCCTTGAACTGCTCCCACTTGTCCGGGGCGTGTTCGGGCAGGTTACGAGTTCGGCCCTTATTTGAAATCGTGGGCTTACACGGTGTGCAGAAATACCGGATAAGGGCTTTACCGATAGCGAGTTTCTGCTGTTGGAGTTGCAGGGCCGCGCCCGCCGCGTCCAGCGACATAGGCAGGCCGTTCATAGCGGCCAGGGTCATAGCGTCCCGCCACTGTTCGGGCGGGGTATAGATGCCCAGGGCCGCGTTGAGACAGTTCCGCTCAAATGATACGTTCCAGGCGATTTTAGTAAATGCAGGGTCCACGAGTACGGGGGCCAACCAGTCCGGCGGGCCGTACTGGGTGAAATCCCACAGTTGCACCGGCCCACCATCCCAAGCGTAGGACATGAGAAGAATCTCGAAGTCCGGCGCTTCCGTGTATTTTTTTACCCCGCCACGGGGCAGGTCAGCGCTGGAAAACGTCTCTAAGTCCAGCACTAACCGCCGGGACGGCTCAGTTCGTGAAGTCATCGTCATCTTCCAGGTCATCGAAGTCGCTCAGCGCGTCCGTTCCGAACCGCTCACCGTCCTTGACAAACTGCACACCGTTCAGGTAGGCTTTCACGCCCCGCTTAACTTTGCCGTACTCGTAGGGCGCAGCGGCCAGGGATGCGTTGACATAGCACCCAGAATAGATCACTCCATCCTCAGCGGTCAGGGCCTCTTTCCGACGGCCCACGACAACAGGGCGGCGGGTGCTGTTGGCCTCCAGAATGTAGCAACCGGCATAAGCGGGATTCTTTTCTGCCAGCAGCTCACCCATGCTGTCGGTCTGCACGTCTGCGTCCTTGAGACTGCAAGTGAAACCCTTCGGCCACTCGGTGCCCTTGAAGGAATTGGGGTACTTGTCCGCACCGGCGGCACGGAAAGCGGCCTTGACCTTGTCGAGGTCCGTGTGTTCCTTGGGGATGATGAACGTCGCGGAATACTTTGCATCCTGACTATCGTCAAACGCGGTTGGGGTGAAGATGTGCTCATAGCTCAGGCGCACGTTACGCAGCATAATTTTTACACTCATAGTATAGGTCTCCTTTAATCAATATTGTCGAAGTCGTTCGCGGGGTCGTATGGTGGGCGTTTGTCGCTCTCCGGTACCAGGATAGGCGCACCGGGGGACCGCTCGATCTGGCCCGCCAACAGTTCAGCGGCCTTTTTCTTGCCCACCAGTTTGTCAACACCAGCGGGACTGAGTAGGTGGGTCTCAGTAGTTTCGGCCCGGTCGTAGCCCGCCGCGTCGAGGATGTGCAGGGCTTCCAGCTCATCCTTCCATTTCCGATTGCCTTGTCTACCCTCAACGGCTTTCCAACCGGGGGCGGGCTTACCATTCAGGGCCATGGCCAGGGCGCGGGTTTTTACCCGTCTGAGCCACAGAGAGATAAGCGGCTCCTGCTCCAGGATTTGGGCTACCTCATAGGGGGCCAAAACGGTGACCTCCACGTTGTACCTGTCCACCAGACGGGTACAGGTCTGGGTCAGCTCCCTGCACTCTCCCGCGTGGGGACAGAATTTGCACCAGTCCCCGGCGTGGTACTCCCCGCCGCCCTGAGCGGCAACAGCGGCAATCTCTCGCACACTGTCCGCCCATTTGAGCAGGTCTTGGGTGGGTACCTCACAGGTGCTGATATTGTTAATCCTGGGCTGATAGATGTGCAGGCGCACGGTCTGCACGTCCACGGCTAGGCCGTAGTCGTTCAGGGCGCCCAGGCCGTACAGCATGAGTTGCGGGTTGCACACCGCATTAACAGGTACTCCCTTACCGTATTTGTAGTCGATCACGTCCAGGGTATCGCCCTGCAACAGGATGCAGTCGCAGGTACCAAACCCGCCGGGGACCCAGTCGGAGAAATCCACTCTCTGCTCTAGCAGCAGGTGATAATCCTCTCCGTTGGTCTGCTCCCAGATGTAGCCTTTGTACCCAGCGGCACAGTCTAGCATCTCCTGGGTAATCTCAGGGTTGCCCTCCGGGGGGATGCCCCGTACCACGGCCTCCGCCACCTCATGGGCCAGAGTGCCCTCAGCGGCAAACTCGCTGCTCTCGCGGGGGTACAACTCAGCGGCTACGGCGGACGGCGGACAGTTCAGCCACCGGTGGGCGCTAGAGGCGGAAAGAAGGGCATGTGCCCGGTCTGCGTGTCCCATATCAGTTTTCCCCCTCATGCGCCAGGCGTACCGCGTCGAGCGCGACATACACGGCGTCCAGGTCTGCGTCCGGGATAGCTGAGACACGCGGGGCATACCGCTGGACGATCTCGCGGGCCTCTGATTTGTGGCCCCACGATGCGAGAGTAATCACCAGGTCCTGCACCATGCCATGCGTGGCGTGTTGCGTCTCTGCGCCGTCCTGCGTGTCCTGTGCGGGTTGTTCCGGCTCAGGGCCACCAGTTACGGGGGCGGGCGTGTCGTGCGTCTCCGGGGCCGTCTCGACGGTCTGGGCGGATTCAGGCGGGCTGAACGGTGTCCCCACGGCTTGCAGTGCCGTGAGAATCGCGTCCAGGCGGGCGCGGTCTTCCGCGCACAGCTCAATAGTGAGATTCAGGTTGTTCATGTGGTTCTACCTCCTTTCACGCCAGCCACGCGGCCAGGAACGTCCACAGCCCAGCCAGGGCAACGGTAGAGCTGGCCGTGATCTCCATCCGCCGGGTCACACGGGCCTCTTCGCGGGCCTTGTGCTGTCTGGCCCTTTCGGCCTTAGCCTGAGCCTCCCGCACGGCCTCGGCCTTGGCCATGGCCCGGTCGATGTGCGCCTTGTCGGCGGCCAACATGTCCACGAACAGGTCGAGGTCGTGGAACTGTCTGATCTGTGTTGCAGTCATTTTCTGTTTCCTCCTATAATTCGGCCAGTTTCCGGGCCAGGGTGGGGACAGACACACCCGCGCAAGGTTTGATTTCCAGGTGTACCTTCACCCACCGCCTGTCATGCCCGGTGTACCGGCAAACGTCCGTAATGGACAGAATTCGTTTTCCGTCGAAAAACTCCAGCAGGTCTGCGAGATTCTCACGGTAGCCGGGTATTTCCAGTGCCATAATTACACCCCCTGGCACAGAAGCCGGAAGGTCTCGCGGCCTTTGGGCGTTACCAGAGTCTGAGTACCGGCCCACCGGGTTTTGTCGTTGTAGCACTCCTTCACCTCAAACAGGCCGGTGCCCTTGCCCGCCGTGGGGAGAAGCTTTCCCTTCTGGTCGCGGTAGATGAATTTCCGGTCGAGCAGGAATCGGATAAGGGCCTTCTGGCCGATACCAAGCTGTTTAGCGGTCTCGCGGAAATTGGTGAGTGTGTTCCGCTCGACCAGTTCGTCGAAGTAGTCCGCCTTGGGCTGGAGGATTGCATTCTCAACCTGGGTACGGGACAGTTCGGCTTCCTTTTCAGCAATGGTTTTCTGGGCCACGAGAAGGGCCTTTGCCATAAGCTCTTCCGGGGACAGGGTTTCCTGCCCGGCGATATAGCCGCCCGTCTTGCGGATGGAAGGGATGACCTCATGTGTAATCCAGCGCTTGAACTTCTTAGCTTCCGGCTTACGGGAACTGAGAACCAGGGCGTAAAGACCCGGTTCATTGATGATGGTCTTATTGGGATTACCAGGAATACCCTCAGTTAAACTGACGGTATTTCTTTCATCATCGTCCAAGCGAGAAATCGCCATACTCACATTGCCGATGTCTAACGCCTTACAAACGTCCACCGCAATGAACCAGGGTTCACCACCGATGTTCAGGGTTCTGACTTCTCCGAAGTCGGGATTGTTGAAGGTTTTCAGTTCGTTCATGCGTTCTCTCCTTGTTCTTGCCCTACTCCCGCCCTTGTGCTATGCTAAAGGGCAGAAAGGAGGGATAAAACTGGGGCTTAAGCGATTACAGGATACCTGCAAGTTTCTGGGGCCGTTGTATTCCATAAAGGTTATAGACCACGCGGAAGCCATCTACCGAAAGGTCGATGACGCCTACGAGCTAGAAGTATGCGATTCCTCTGGGCCAGAAAGATACGCGGTCTATCTCTGGCAACGGATACCACACACCGAATTGATGTGCATTTACAACGGTATTTCCAGCAAGGAAGATCTTGCAGATACCCTAGGGTACCTAGCCTTTAGATGCCAAAATCTTTCAGCTCGAATCCAGGTCGAGCGCGAAGACCTAGCACGATAAGGGCCAGCTCCCGCCGGGTCAGATGCAGTCGGTCCAGCAGGGCGTAGAGTTCTTCTTTCTCTTTGCCCTCTACGCACAGCTCGAACCGGCGCCACATCCGCTCCTCAGTCTGTTTCTGGGGGGCGGATACCTTTTTCATCTCACTAGTCATATCTAGCCACTTCCTTTCTTTCACGCACTCTTGGTGCTGTCCTCGGTTGCCTTCCGTGCGGCCATGGCCGCGACGCCCTCAGCGTAGCCCAGCAGAAACTCTTTCTTGCTGTCGGGCAACAGCTCAAGCGCCGTAGCCAAACTCTCAGCGATTCGACGCTCAACATCTGTCATCGTTGTTCACCTCACTTGCTAACTCTGTGAGACTATAATAACACAAGGGGCTAACTATGTCAACCCCAAGAACAAAATTTTTTGAAATAAAAGTTGACACAGTTAGAGAGCCGTGCTATTATATATGTGTATCCAAGGGAAAGGGGTGAGAGTTTGGAAAAACTGAGCGAACGAATAGCACAGACCCGCAAAACGAATAACCTAACGCAAGAGGCGTTCGGGGCTAGAATCGGCGGCCTTTCCAGAAACTATGTTTGGATGCTGGAAAAGGGAGAACGTGTCCCTAGTGATCGAACCATTGCGGATATTTGCCGCGAGTTCGACGTGTCCGAGGAATGGCTACGCAATGGTACCGGCCCGATGTTTATTGAAAAGACACGGGATGAGGAACTCGCGGAGTTTTTCGGGAAAGTTCTGGCCCGTGACGATTTCAAACAGCGTCTGCTGGCTGCACTGTCGCGGCTGGACGAATCAGAGTGGAGCATGCTAGAGCAGGTAGCCCGTAAACTGCTGGACGAACTAAAAGGGTAAAGAAAAGCCCCGGCCCTATCACGGGGCCGGGGTGTCTTCTTCACTGTGCGGTGAGACCGCGCAGAAACAGGTATACCAGGCGTAACTGTTTACTGTTCAGAGCGCCTAGCAGATGCAGGATAGCGCGCAGGGTTTCTCTATCATCCATTATTTACCTCCGTTTCCATCCTATGCGGTGAGGCCAGTATATCACTCCACACCTACAAAAGGGCGGCTTTTTTGTTGGTGTACTATGCCGAATTATTGGAGAAGCAGGGGAAAAGCAAACTTTTAGCAAACAAAACCTAACAATTTTGTTTATTTTAGGGGTGAGAACATGATAAAACGGAAGGACGGACGCTGGCAAGAGCAAGTGAAGCTGCCGGGGATGGAACGGCCCAAATATTTCTACGGGCGGACACAGCGAGAGGTGCAGCGGAAGCTAGCCACATGGAGCATGGAGCGAGAGCAGGAACAGGCGCAGGCTATGCAGCTGTGTACCATCGTCGAGCAGTGGGCAGAACGGCACAGAGAAGAGGTTGAGGCCACATCGTGGGGAAACTATGCGCCCGCCGTGCGGGACGTGTTACAGTGGTTTCAGGGCCGGGAGATCGGGGACATATACCCGGATGAGATCACGGAGTTCTTACAGGCTATCGCGGCCCGTGGATACACCCGTTGGACAGTCCAGCGGCGGCGGGATGTATTAACTCAGACGTGGGACTACGCAATCGGAAAACGGATTGTGAGGTACAACGTGGCCCGGCAATCCAAAATGCCCAAGGGCCTACCAGCCGGAACCAGAGAGCCGCCCACGCCTGAGCAATTAGCAATGATCGGGGCAGGGTTTCGCCTGCCGTTCGGTTTGTTCGCGGCGCTGGAAGGGTATACAGGCATGCGCCGGGGAGAGATACTAGCTCTCCAATGGGAAGATTTCGACCGGGCCGCGGGGGTGATACACGTTAGACGGGCCGTGCAGTTTATCGGTGAGGCTCCACACACCAAGCCGCCCAAAACGGCGCAGGGAGTGCGAGACGTAGTTATTCCTGCCCCGCTGGACGCCCTGCTAGGAGACCGGAAACAGGGACTAGTATTCCCTGGCCCTACCGGGGAACTGTTACGCCTGAGCCAATTTAAGAGCGCGTGGCGGACGTGGTGCATATCGGTAGGCGTAGGTACACGGGGCCGGGGTACGGCAGTAACTACCCACCAGCTGAGGCACTTCTATGCAACCGTGCTATATGATGCGGGTGTCGGGGTAAAGGAAATGCAAACGTTACTAGGGCACTCCGATATAAGAACCACGATGAACATATATACCCACATCATGCAGAGCCGCAAACAGGCCACGGCTGACAAGCTAAATCGGTATTTGTGTCAAAATCCGGTCAGCGACGAAAAAGACGAATAGATTCAACGGTTTCTTCCACCTCTGGCAGGTGGGGGTAAAAATCTGATAAATGGGTACATCAAATCCCGTGAAACCGTTGAGCGCCAATGGTTTCACGGGATTTTTGCATACCCTGAAGCTATGCTTCGGGGTACGGATTTTAGCATATTTTAGCACGTTTTAGGAGATATTAGCCTGTCAAATCTCTGTCAAAGCGCACAGGAAACAGTACAAGAATTTGTACAATGTGTCTATTGTATTATTGTACAAGCTGGTGTACAATATAATCACAGTAAAGGAAACGGACAGCCCGACAGGGCAGAAAGGAAATAGATATGAAAAAGAACGTAGAGGCCATGACTAGACAGGCAGTGGAGAGGGTAGAAGCAATGAACGACAACCTGCTCCTGACCATCTGGGAGAGTACAGAGGGCCAGAGAAACAAGGAAAGCGTTCTCATGCGCGGATGGTTGATGGACGAGATCGAGCGCCGATACCCGGAAGCGTTCAACGCCTGGCTCGACAGCGACGCATACGACGGAGAACTGAGAGCCTACATCAACAACGCAGAGTGACAGGGGCGCAAGCCTCTGGTAATGCGGGAGAGCCGGTCACAACCCCGGCCAGAAAGGAAGATAAAAATGAACAAACTGCAATTAAAAAACCTGGAGAGAGAGTGTATCCGCAAGTCCCACGGGAAAGCAACAAAGTATGCAGCCCTAGTAAAGGGGAACAGCGCCGTTGTGATCTCCGCCAAGGACACAACCCGTTATAGTCATTACCTGAGAGAAGGCTACACCCACATAATGAGCGCCATCGACGGGAACGTAATGGAACTTTTTTAATCGCAGAGTGACGGGGCTTCGGCCCCGGTAATGCGGCAGGCCGGTCACAAGCCCGGCCAGAAAGGAAGATAACTATGAAGAAGTTTGAAGGGCTGTTGAGAAGCGAGATCAAGAAGGTTGAGAAGTTCGCGCAGAAACGCGACGGCAAGGATTCCAGACTCACCGGCTACGGATACCATGAGACAGACGGCGCGATTGGATTTATCACGGTCAAGTGTGAAATCTGCTCCAACGATATGAGAGACAGAGAGCGCGACGTTACCATTTTCGTTTACGTCCCGGACCGGAGAAGATCTTTTATCTGTGAGGCTCTGAGCCGGTGACAGCCCATTGTGGGCAGAAAGGAAGGACGCTATGAAAGTCTATGTCCCTATCTACGAACACGGCACCAGGGGATTCTATGAGGTAGAAACGGAGAACGCAACCTATCACAGAATCCCTGGACATAATGCCTATATCATTTGCTATGGTATCGTCCTAAACGGCGATGACATCTTCACGCACCCGGACGGGGTACAATCGTATTTCAACCGGTCGTTTAATGAGCAGAAAAAATATCGTATCCCTGCCAGTGAATTAAAATGGAAGCGCCCCATTGTGGGCGCATGAAACAGGGTCGAAGAGTGGAACAAGGAACGGGGACAAGAGCCTGGAACAAGCCGGGTCTGTCCCCGTTCCTTGTTCCTTGTTCCACCAGGTCCCTTGAGTGGAACAACAGCCTTGTTCCCATTGTTCCACTTTTTGCGCCTCTTGTTCCACCTCTGTCCCGCCCGCAAACCGTTGGCCCCCCAAGGGTTTTCTATATCTATGGAACAAGTGGAACAATAGGAACAAATATATAATTAAATAGGTAAATAGGGTATATAGTACGGATATAGACTAATATACAGCCTTATATAGGGGTTTATAAGAAACCCTTGTGTCTTTTGTGCCCTTTGTTCCACTAAAGTAAACAGCAGGGCTGAGTTGGTGTATGAGTTGGTGTATGAGTTGGTGTATGAGTTGGTGTATTGGCTGGTGTATGAGTTGGTGTATTGGCTGGTGTGAGTTGGTGTATGGACTGGACTGGGTTGGTGTATGGGTTAAACTAATTCAATAGTTTGGTACATGAGGTTTTGTCTACGCCTCACGATATGGTATAATATATCTGGGTTCCATAGTGTGCAGTCTCGTGTGGGATTCTTCCATTTCTATCTCCTCCTTCCTTTACCGGGGCAGGGCCGGGGGGCCTTGCCCCACATGCGCGGCGGGGCGTAGCCCCTAGAGTTGGTGCAAGTCCAGCGCCGGGCACGATGAACGGGGGAGAGGGTAAGGGTGGTGTGATCTATGTTTGATTACAAGGCTAGGCGCTGGGAACGTTTACGCGCACAGGTAATGAGGCGCGACGGGTATAGGTGCCAGCTGTCCAAAAGATTTGGAAAAGCCGTACCGGCTGATCTGGTGCATCATATCTACCCAGTAGATGAGTTTCCAGAGTATGCGTTCGAGCCGTGGAACCTAGTGGCAGTTAGTCGAGCTGCCCACAACAAACTGCACGACAGGGATAGCGATAAATTAACAGCGGAAGGCGTCGCGTTAATGCGTCGGACGAGTCCGCCGGAGTAAAATTTTTTTTGCATCCCCCCCCCATCGGTTGTCGATAAAAAATATTTGGCGGTCGGTGGCCTGGTGAGGTTTTTCCCATTCTGACACGCTGTCAGAAACTGGTATGAACCTTTTTGCTCGTTTTTATGGCAAAACTGAACTTTTAGGAGCTAGAAATGGATAAAGAGACTTGGTTTCAGAGTATTTCTGAACAATTAGAAAAATTAGGCACTGACCCGGTGCCGTATGCGGCCCAGATTGACGCGCTGGCCGGGATTCTGGCCCAACGTGACGCGACCCGCGCAGAGTTCGAGGCTGAGGGGGCTAGTTCTCTCAGCGAACCGACGGCCAGCGGGGTAACGCGGAAAAATCCCCTACTCGTGGCATGGGATGACCTGAATAAAACCGCTTTGGCGTATTGGCGGGAAATGGGTTTGACCCCGGCTAGCTATAAAAAGGTGACCGGGGACGAAAGTCGGAAGGACAAGAAGTTGCCACCGCTTGCGGCGGCACTTGCTAGCCTTGAGTAAGCGCGAAAACAAACCAGGACGTAACTGGCCCGTGGTGCTTGAATACGCCACCTCCATCCGGGACGGGCGGAAAATCGCCTGTGACGAACTGAAACAAACCGTCGAGCGGTTTTTCCGGGATTTGGAAAACCCTGATTACTGGATGGATTACAAAGCGCCGGAGTTTTGCATTGGCATCATCGAAAAAACGATGTGCCACCAGCAGGGCGAACGGCTGGACGGTGAGCCGCTGAGGGGTAAGCCGTTCTTGCTAGAGCCGTTTCACAAATTCATCATTTACAACCTGGTTGGTTTCAAGCTGACTGGAACGAAGATCGTCAGATACCACGAAGCATTGATATATATCCCGCGCAAAAATATCAAAACTTCTTTTGCTGCTTCTCTTGCCTGGGCGCTGTCCCTGCTGTATCGGCGTTCCGGCTCGAAAATGTACATTGCGTCCGCTGCGCTCATGCAGTCCATGGAATCCTATAACTTCCTGGCCTACAACATCCGGCGGCTGGGTGAGGATTCCAAAGACGGCGGGAGTGTCCGCATTGTAGACAACCACAACGAACACAGTCTCTCTGCTGATCTAGGGGATGGTTCGTTTTTCATTCGGGCGCTGGCTGCAAACCCAGACAGTCAGGATTCGTTGAACGCGAACATTGCAATCTGTGATGAGATTCATGCGTTCAAGCAACCCAAGCAATACAACCTGTTCAAGGAAGCCATGAAAGCCTATACAAATAAACTGCTGATCGGCATTTCCACAGCAGGCGATAATGAGCAGGCCTTTCTTGGACAGCGCTTGAAATACTGTCGGAAGGTCCTGGACGGTACGGTTTCCGATGAACAGTATTTTATCTTTATGTGCTGCGCCCCGGATGGTGTGCGTGACGGCTCGGTAGATTTTACCGACCCCGCAGTGCATGAAATGGCTAATCCGGCTTACGGGGTGAGCATCCGACCGGAGGAAATTTTGAACGACAGCTTGCAGGCCCAGAACGACCCGCAACAGCGGAAAGACTTTTTTGCAAAGAGCTTGAACGTGTATACAAACGCAATGCGGGCATATTTTGACGTCGATGAGTTCCGGGCCAGTGATAATGAATATCATTGGACGCTGGAAGAACTGGCCAAACTCCCGATTGACTGGTACGGCGGGGCTGACCTGTCCAAACTCCACGATCTGACAGCTGCGGCCCTGTTCGGCCACTATAAGGGCGTTGACATCGTAATCACTCACGCATTTTTCCCTGTTGTGGCGGCTCATCTGAAAGCTGACCAGGATAATATCCCGCTGTTCGGCTGGGCGGAAGACGGCTGGTTGACGCTGTGCAACAGCCCCACGGTGAATCACCAGGACGTGGTAGCCTGGTTTGCTGATATGCGACAGATGGGCTTCCGTATCCGACAGGTTGGACACGACCGGAAATTCTGCCGTGAGTATTTTCTCGGTATGAAAGAGGCCGGGTTTAAGATCATCGACCAACCACAATACTACTACAAAAAATCTGAGGGTTTCCGGTATATCGAACATTCTGCCAAAAACGGCAAACTGTACTACCTGCACTCTGAGGCGTTTGAGTATTGCGTGGAGAACGTCGCGGCCATTGAAAAAACCGATGACATGATTCAGTACGAGAAGGTACAGCCGGAACACCGGATTGACCTGTTTGATGCGTCGGTATTTGCCTGCATCCGATACCTGGAAAACATGGACAAACGACAGAAAGCAAGCGCCTGGTGGGGCGAACGCAGAGGTGATGACGATTGAGTAAACGCAGACAGAAAGCGCGGGCCGAGCCTACGCAGAGACGGAGCGCCGCCGCGTGGCTGTGCGATGCGTCGCAATACGATAGTCTGGCCTGTCGGGGCTATATCAGCCTGGCACATAACCCGGAAATCGCGGCGGGCGTGGATACAATCGCCCGGCTGGTGGGCAGTATGACTATCAATCTCATGCAGAACACCGACGCGGGAGATGTGCGTATCAGAAACGAACTGGCCCGGAAGATCGACATTAACCCGAACAGTTACACCACGCGGGCCGGGTTTATCCATTGGATTGTCCGCACGATGTACCTAGAGGGGCACGGTAACGCGGTGGTCTGGCCCAACACACGGGCCGGTATTATCCGGGACCTTAACCCGGTCCCGCCTGCGTTTGTGGCGTTCATCCCTGACGGCTGGGGGTACCGGGCAGTAATCAGCGGGCAGACGTACAGCCCGGACAAAATTCTGCATTTTGCATTGAACCCGGATAGCCTGTATCCGTGGCTTGGTACCGGGTACCGCGTATCCCTGGCCGCTGTCGCAGACAACCTGAAACAGGCGGCGGCAACTCAGCGTGGATTCATGGCCAGCAAATGGAAGCCGTCGCTGGTGGTGAAGGTAGACGGTTTGATCGACGAATTTTCCAGCCCGGAGGGCCGGAAAAACCTGCTGGATTCCTACGCCGCGAGCGGTGAGGCCGGGGAACCGTGGCTCATCCCGTCCGACCAGTTCAGCGTTGAGCAAATCAAACCGCTCACTCTGTCCGACCTGGCCCTTGACGCGATGGTCACGCTGGACAAACGGACTGTTGCGGCTGTGCTTGGTATTCCGCCGTTTGTGCTGGGTGTTGGCGATTTCAATCGCGACGCCTGGAATAATTTTGTAAATACGACCATCATGCCCCTGGCCCGTTGTATCGAGCAGGAGCTGACCCGGAAACTGCTGTATTCCCCCGACCTGTTCTTCCGGTTCAACAGCTGGAGCTTGTACAGCTACAACATAACCGAGCTGGTGAGTGCGGGTGCTGAGATGGTGGACAGAATGGCATTACGCCGCAATGAATGGCGCGGGTGGCTGAACCTGCCGCCTGACCCAGACATGAATGAATTACTTGCCCTTGAGAACTATATTCCGGCTGACCGGTTGGGTGACCAAGGCAAGCTGACCCAGGGAGGTGAATAAACGTGGAACACAGAAGCATGTTAATGCAGGACATGAAAACCCGTGAAGACGGGGACGATCTCTACCTTGAGGGTTACTTCGTAGTCTACAACTCCCCATACGAACTGTGGCCCGGTGCGACCGAGAGCGTAGCACCCGGCGCGTTTTCTGAGAGCTTGACCGGGGACGTTCGGGCGCTGTTCAACCACAATCAGGACATCGTGTTAGGCCGCACGACCAACGGCACGTTGGAGTTGAGCGACGATGCGCGGGGACTGTATGGCCGGGTTAAAATCAATCGAAACGACACCGACGCTATGAACGCTTACCAGCGTATCGCACGGGGTGATGTTACCGGCTGCTCGTTTGGTTTCGACGTGGAGAAACAGACTGAAGAGTTCCGGGACGATGGGACGATTCACTGGACACTGGAGAAAATCTCCCCGCTGTATGAGGTATCACCCTGTACGTTCCCGGCCTATGAGGCTACGAATATTTCCGCCCGTAAGTGGGATTTTGAGGATGCAAAGCGCCGCCGGGCCGACGCCTGGAAAAAGCGCACGATGGAGCGGCTGAGAAAGGCCGCGGGAAAGGAGAGTAAGGACAATGCTTAAAGCCCTTATGCTGAAGCGCTCCCTGGACGGGAAGCGCACCGAACTGGCCGAGCTGGAAAGAGTTGCTGAGCAGTTCGCCACCAGAGAGGCCGAGCTTGAGGCCGCAATTGCCGAGGTGGAACCCGGCAACACCGAGCAGGAGCAGGCTGTAAACGCCGAGATCGAGAAGTTCGAGGCAGACAAGACCGCACATGATGAGCAGGTGGAAACCCTGCGCGCCGGTATTGCAGCCTTAGAAACGGAGCTTGAGGAACTGGAGCGTTCCGCCCCCAAGCCCGCCGCCCCTGCTGAACCCAAAACCGAGCCTGAAATGAGAGGTGCAAACATGCAGAACACTATCAACCTGCGCTCCCTGCCCATGAACTGCCGGGCTTTTGAGGCCCTGCCCACCGAGCAGAGAAGCGCCATCATCGCACAGCCCGACGTCAAGGATTTTTTGGCCCGCGTCCGTGACATGCGCGGCCAGACCCGCGCCGTGACCGGTGCCGAGCTGACCATCCCCATCACCTTCCTGGAGTTGGTGGCGGAGAACATGTACCGCTACTCCAAACTGATGAACCGCGTCCGTGTGCGGAACGTGACCGGTGAGGCCAGACAGACCATCGCCGGTACCATCCCCGAAGCCGTATGGACCGAGATGTGCGGTGCTATCAATGAGCTGTCGTTCGGTTTCAACCAGATTACCACCGACGGCTACAAAGTTGCCGGTTTCATCCCCGTCTGCAACTCCCTGTTGGAGGACAACGACATCAACCTTGCCTCTTACATCGTCGAGGCGCTGTCTGAGGCTATCGGTCTGGCCGCCGACAAGGCCATTTTGTACGGCAAGGGCGGCGCGAGCAAGATGCCCTTGGGCATTGTTACCAGACTGGCACAGTCCAGCCAGCCCACCGACTACCCCGCCAACGCCCCCGCTTGGGAGGACCTGCACGTCTCCAACATCAAGAAAATCGGCGGCGATTCCGTGACCGGCGCACAGTTCTGGGCGCAGCTCATGGAGGCAACCGGCGCGACCTACACCAGATACAGCCGGGGCAATCAGTTCTGGGCCATGAACTCCAAGACCTATGCAAAGCTGAAGTCTAAGCTGATTTCCTTCACCGCCACCGGTGACATCGTGGCCAACCTGTTCGGCGTCCTGCCTATCATCAACGGTGACATCGACGTTCTGGAGTTCATCTCCGATGGTGATATCGTCGGCGGTTACGGTGATCTGTACCTGCTGACCCAGCGTTCCGGTATGACTATCGAGAGTTCTACCGAGGTGCAGTTCATCCAGGACAACACTGTTTTCAAGGGCAAGCAGCGTATGGATGGTACTCCTATCATTCCCGGCGCTTTTGTGGCGGTCAATATCAACAACGTTGACGTTACCACTACTGCGACCTTCGCCGCCGACACTGCCAACGACGCAGACCTGACCGGTATCGACGGCCTGACCCTGTCTCCCGCGTTCAGCGCAGACGTGACGGCTTACACTGCCACCGCTTCCACCGCGGCCAATGTTACCGCCACCCCCGCCAACGCCAACGCCGCCGTTGCACTGTCCTACAACGGTAAGAACGTCGTGAACGGCGCGAGTGTGACCCCCGTGACCGGTACTAAGGACCTGGTTATCACCGTCAAGAACGGCAACAAGACCAAGGTCTACACCGTGGCCGTCACCAAGTCCTGATCATGACGGCGGCTAATGTGTTGCCGCTGTTGCAGGTCGATCTTGGGGAACTGTACCCCACGGATGAACGGAAAAACTACCTCTCGCAGGTGATAGACGCGGCCATTGCGTTTATCACCCGCGAGGGTATCACCCTGGAGGATACCGTCGAGGACCTGCAACTGGTGGAGATGTACGCGGCCTATCTGGTGCGTAAACGCAACACCACCGAGGCAATGCCGCGTATGCTGCGGTGGGCACTAAACAACAGGCTCTTTAGCCAGAAATCGGGGGGCTGAACATGTACGACAGCGGGGTAATGTTTTTGCACCGGGGCGCGAACGTCGCGGAACCTGGAGAGGCCCCGGAGCTGGTGTACGTTCAGGTCTGGGGCGCGAACTACGAAAACAGGACGGTAGGCATCCAGCGGTATTATACCGCGTTGGAACATGCAAACCGGGCTGATTTGCTGATTCGTGTACCCAGATATTACGCGATCTCACCCACCACCGACCGGGTGAAACTGTCCCCGGTGGACCATCTGGATGATGCGACGTATAGGGTGGCACAGGTGCAGCAGGTGACGGATTCCGACGGCCTACCGGCTACGGACATTACACTAGAGAGGATGGATGCGCTGGATGGAAACCATTAAACAGGCACTATTGGCGTTGACCTCTAATGTATTTCAGTTTGTTTCCGCTCCTAGCACCGTGCCGCCCTATATCATTTATCAGCAGGACGGGGACAACGACCTCTGCGCGGGGAACCGCCACGCAGAGACAGCGGCGGTTGTAATCGTTGACCTGTTCACCAAGAAAGCGAAAGACCCGTTAGTAGCAAGTATCCCGGCGGCGTTGGAGGGTGCGGGCGCGTCCTGGTATCTAAACTCTACGCAGTACGAGAATGAGACGGGCCTATATCATTTTGAGTGGTATGCTGAGGTGGTGTAAAAATGCCCAGTATCAAAATCACCGGGGCCGATGAGCTAGTGATGGTGCTAAACCGCCTGTCTGAGGAATCGGAGGGCGCGATTAAAAAAGCCGTGTTCGACGGCGCGGCTGTAATCGCCGATGCCGTGCGCTCTGGCATTAACGGCCTGCGCGTTGACGGCCCCAGCGCGTGGGAGACCCGACGCAGAACGGAGCAGAAAGCCGGACTGCAAGCGGGGCTGACCACCTACCAGATAGAGGATAAGGGCGGCAAGATCGAGGGCGGCGTTGGGTTCTCCGGCACAAACAGCCGGGGCCAGTCAAACCGGATGGTTGCCCGCGTTTTCAACTCTGGAACATCATTCAGTAGCAAGCAGCCCTTTTTCGACAGGGCTGTTCGCTCAAGCCGTGGCGCGGCTCAGGCCGCAGTCAAGGCTACTCTGGAAGAAGAAATCCAAAAAATCGTGAAAGGATGAGTGTAATTTATGGCAAGCATTGGTTTATCTAAGCCCTATTACGCCCTGTACAGTGCCACCGGCGGCACCGTTACCTATTCCGGCGGCGGTCTGCTGGGCAAGGCAACCGAGCTGTCCCTGGAGCTTGAGGGCGCAGATACGAACGTACTGTATGCAGACAATGCCCCGGCTGAGAGTGACAACCAGTTTGCGGGCGGTACCCTGAATATCACCACCGACGATCTGCTCCCCGAACCCATGAAAGCTATCTTGGGTATCACTGAGAAGGCCATGGATGCGGCGGCTTCCGGCTCTACCGACAAGTGGCTTGTGTTTGATGATAGTCAGGCCATTCCCTACGTCGGTTTCGGCGGCATTATCAAGGCCAAACAGGGCGGCACGGTGAAATGGATTGCTCTGGTGCTTACCAAGGTGCAGTTTACCAACCCCGGCGTCTCTGCGACCACCCAGGGCGAAACCATCGAGTGGCAGACCAAGAGCCTGAGCGCCACCGTGATGCGTGATGACAGCACTAATCATGTGTGGCAGATGCAGAGCACCCCGCTGGCAACCGAGGCGGCGGCTGAGGCAGCCATTAAAAAGGCGTTGGGCATCACCGACGCGGCGGCTTAATAGGAGGGGCAGGACATGAGAACTGGAAAAATCACTGTGAACGGACTGGACTATATCACCTGTCTGTCTACCCGTGTACTCGTGGCCCTGGAAGAGCGCGGCGGGGATGCAGACAAAGAGCTAGCCCGCATTATGAAATCAGCCAAACTGTCCGACCTGTTTTGGTTGCTGGCCCAGATGATCGACGCGGGCAACCGGTACGCCAAACTTGAGGGGCTGGACAATCCCGGCTCCCTGTCGCTCGACGAACTTATGGACTCTATGGGGCCGGACGATTACGACGGTATGACCATGGCGATGACTGAGACGGTGCGGGCCGGTACGACCCCCACCGTGGAAGCCAAACCCGGCAAGGGTGGCCGAAAAAACGCAGAAACCAGCCGGGAGGACGGGTAACTCCCGCCTGGTATATCTGGTACGGTCTCCAGGTGGGATTAACCCGCCTGGAGACCTTTGATTTACCCGTATCCTGCTTGCTAGATTTGATTGCGGTGCATCAAATCAAAACAGAGGGGGCAGAACCGAAGCCCACCAGGGAAGACGAAGCGCGGGAATTTATGCGCTTGCTAACCTACCAGTAAAGGGGTGTATCAATGGCAACAGACGTATCTATTAAGCTGGGTGTTACCGGTGAAAGCGACCTAACGTCTGCCTTAAAGGGCGTAGAAAGCAGAATCAAGAACCTCAACTCAGAGATGAAAGCCGCCGTTTCGTCTATGTCTGGACTTGAGAGCGCAGAACAGCAGGCGGCGAAGAAATCCGACATTCTCACCCGGTCTATCGACGCAACGAAGGACAAAATCGGCATTTTGTCGCAGCAGTACGACAAGGCGAAAGCCAAACTGGATGAACTGGGCGCAGAGCTGGAAAACGCCCGGCAGCAGTTCGGGGAAAACTCAGCCGAAGCCTTGAAAGCCGAAGCCGCCTACAACAGGCAGGCGGTAACAGTGAACAACCTGGGTACCAAGATCAATAACGCAACCGCCGACATGAATAAAATGGAGGCAGAGTTACGGGACCTTGCGGACGATGCCGACCGGGCCGGGGACGATATGGACCGACTGGGTGACGATGCGGACAGGGCCGGGGATGATCTGGACCGGATGGGGGACCAAGCGGGTCGTGCCCGCCGTGACCTGGACAGGTTGGGAGACGATGCGGACCAGGCGGGTAACGCCTTTCAGCAGCTGGGCGATAAAATTTCCCGGCAGGAGGCGGAGCTGAACAGGCTGAAATCCGCGTATAGTAGCGCCGTGCTGTCCTTTGGTAAAGGTTCCCGCGAGGCGCGAGACCTTGAGAATCAGATTGACCGGCTGTCTACGGAGCTAAAACAGAGTAAAACCGCGTTCCGGCAGGCGGCAGACGCGGCGGACGATTTTGATAACTCTATGGACGATGCGGGGGACGGCGCAGGCGGGCTAATGGACAAGCTCGGCGGCATCAAGGGCTCGCTTGTTGGCGGCGCTATTGGCGGCGCAATATCTGGATTGGTTCAATCCGCCGTCTCTGGCATAAAATCTCTAGTAGAGGAAACCGCCGAATATCAAAAAATCATGGGCGTGCTGGAGGTGTCTAGCCAAAAGGCCGGGTACACAGCGGAACAGACCGGGCAGAGTTACAGGCAGTTATACGCTATTATCGGCGAAGACCAGGCAAGTGCTACGGCGTTGGCTAACCTGCAAGCTCTTGGTTTGTCTCAGTCGGAGCTAACAACACTTATTGACGGGTGCATTGGTGCATGGGCAACGTATGGTGATAGCGTCCCTATTGATTCGTTGGCCGAAGCGGTGAACGAAACCATAAAGACGGGTACCGTGACTTCGTCATTCGCCGATGTACTCAATTGGGCGGGAACCAGCGAGGACGAATTTAACAAAAAATTAGAGGCCACAAAAGACCCCGCCGAACGCGCCCGGCTGGTGCTGGACGAACTAGCAAGGCAGGGCTTACCGCAACTAGCCGATGCTTTCCGGGAGGCAAACCCGGAAGTCGTGGCCATGAACGAAGCGCAGGCGCAAATGCAGGATGCTATGGCTGGCCTTGGTGCGGCTTTTGCCCCCGTTGTTGCCGGGGTGACAGAGGCTCTTGCGGGGCTTATGGCGGCCTTGACCCCTGTCGGGGAGGCTATTTCCACAGTATTTCTCAAGGCGTTTGAGCTGTTACAGCCTGTCATAGACGGGTTGAAAGAGCGATTTCAGGATGTCAAGAACGCGATAAATGAGGCTTTCACCCCCGAACAGCAGGCCGCGATCTCTAAGTTTTTTAGTACGCTTGCTACGTTAGTCGTTGCTGCCCCGTTTGCTGCGCTGGCCGCAGTGATTAACATCGTGGTAACGGCGGTAGAGCTATTGATCAATGTGATCGGCGCGTTGGTGGGGTTTTTCAGCGAGACACTGCCCAGCGCGATTCAAACCGCGGTGAGCTGGATAGCCCAGCTTCCGGGGAAAATAAGCTCTTTCTTCTCGACGGTGATAGCCAATGTATCCGCCTGGGCTTCCGAGATGGTTTCTAAGGCCGTGGACGTTGGCGGACGGTTTTTGTCTTCCATCGGTAATTTCTTCGGGCAGCTACCCGGAAAAATCGCCTCTTTCCTTGCCGGTGCGCTCAGTGCAATTACCGGGTGGGCTTCCAACGCGATAGCCAAAGCGGCGGAAGCCGGGAACGGTGTTCTTTCGGCTATCGGTAACTTTTTTGGCCAGATACCCGGAAAAATTGCATCCCTTCTTGCCGGTGCGCTGTCCGCGTTGGCTACCTGGGCCGCGAATATGGCGGCTAAGGCACGGGCCGGAATGAACAACGTGAGAAATGCTATTGTAAGCACCTTACAGTCAATCCCTGGACGGGTGGCGTCCGTCGGTAGAAATATCGTGCAGGGCCTATGGAACGGTATCCAGGGCGCAGCTGGTTGGTTGCTTGGGCGGATTAAGGGCTGGTGCAGCAACATCCTGAACGGCATAAAGGGATTTTTTGGTATCCATTCCCCGTCTCGTGTGATGCGTGACGAGGTGGGCGTGCAGTTGGCTAAAGGTATGGCCCTGGGTATCCGGGACGGTGAGAGCTACGTTATCCGGGCGGAAAAATCTCAGGCTGCCAAAGTCGTAGCTGTTGCGGCGGGTGCAGCTGATGAGGTGGAAGATACCTGGAAAGAAACCAACCAGAGACTGCTTGACGATACCGCAAAGAGGCTTAATGTCAGCGTTGACACTTACAAAAAGTCTTATAACCAGGTCGTTGACCTCACCAGTGAGCTTAATAACCGCCTAGTGGCGAAAGAGGAAGAGCTTACAAAGCGGTTAGAGGATACCGGGCTTGACGAAGCCACCAAAGAAGCACTTAATTCTCAGTTAAGCGCGGTAAAAGATTTCCGCACGGAGTATGAGGCCGCGCTGTCTGAGATTGAAAAAGCTCAGGAAAGCATGGCCGACAAACTGCGGGACTACGGCGAACTGTTCCAGTCCGTGAAAGACGAAACCGGGGAATTTTTGGAGCTGTCCGACCTGCAAGAGCAGATTGACGGTATCCAGAGATACGGCGATGCACTGGACAGCCTCAAAAACCGGGGCGTATCGGATAGCCTGCTTGATGAAATCATCGGTATGGACGTAGACAAGGCCACGGCATACACCGAGAAGCTGTTGTCCATGACAGACGAAGAATACAGCGACTATATTGCCCTGTGGGAGAAAAAACAGGCAGAGGCCCAGGCCGTCGCGCAGAAATTTTATGCGGATGAACTGCAACTGCTGGGCTATGAGTTTGTAGACAAGCTCCCCGGCGAATTGGACGGCATGAAGCAGGAGATGCGGGACCTAGGTATTCAGAGTATTCAAGGTCTGATCGACGGTATGAACAACCGAAGCGGGGCGCTCTACGCAACCGCGCAACGTATCGTGTCCAGCGCTATCGCCGCTATGCGTGCGGCGGCTGACATCCACTCCCCGTCACGGGTGACGCGGAACATGGTAGGCAAACCCCTGGCCCAGGGTATCGGGGCCGGGTTTATGGCTGAGATGGAGCGTATCAATCGACAGATTGCGGATACCGTACTGTCCCCGTTCGAGACCCTGTCCCGTGGGGACCTCATGGATGCGGCGGCCGGTGTGGTAAACGGTAACGCTGGCCTGGCCATGGCCGGGGCCGGTGGAGCGCAAACCGTGGTAATCCCGGTAAACCTCAATGGTAAGCAAATCGCGGAAGTGGTTTACGACCCGCTCAAACAAGTGGGACGGCAAAGGGGGCAATACTAATAATGGCAAATATTACCATTGGCGGGCTTGAGATGCCCCGAACCAAAACCCTAGAGGTGGGCGGCGGCTATGAGAGCCAGGAGGCAACCATGGCCAGCGGGAAAATCGTCCGCGACGTGCTGGGGTGGCGTACCGAACTGTCTGCAACGTGGGAATGGGTACCGGCTGACCTGTTGGCCCAGGTTGTACAGCTGGCCCGTTCGGGCCGATTCGTGACGATCTCTTACCCCGACCCCACGGGTCAGACTGTTTCTGGTGCGTTTACCATCGAGATTGGTAGCCAAAAGATTTTTAAGTTCGTTGACGGTGTGCCGGTGTGGTACAACGTCGAGTTGACCGCTACGGCGCAGGGGGTGGCATGATGGTTTCAGTCCCAACCGGTTACAATCCGTACACCGATACCCGCCGGGTCGAGCTGTCGTTTTCGTTCGGCGTAGTCGCGCCGGAAGCGGCTGAGTTGGCCGTCCCTGCATCGTCCGCTCAGTCCACCGTCTCCGTTATCGGGCAGACGGTGGACGGGGTGGAGCAGATGAGCGGGGACTACACCAGCCTAGAAAAAAATATGTGGGTGCTGGACGGCTCCCGTGAGCTGTACCCCGGTGAGCAAACCGGGTGGAACAGCGCCGTACTATCCGGGGATGATGGGGCGTACAGTTCCGCGCCCTATTTGGAGTTTACATTTCCGGAGAATCAGGACAGCTACGGGTTTACCCTGATTTTTGATGATACCCAGCCGGAAAACCATCCGGCGGAAATCGTCACAACGGCATGGGACGCAAGCGGGGTACAACTGGGTACAACCACCACCAACCCCACCGACTATATCCACGTTATCAGCCTACCCACGCAGGACTACCGGAGAGTACGGTTCACGTTTACAAAATCCGCCATTCCTCACCGACGGGTGCGGGTGTGCGGCGTCCGCTTCGGTGTTCGCTATGACTACAACGCGGACACCATCGAGGGAGTGGAAATCAGGCAGTCCATCTCTCCATTTGCTGAGTCTCTGCCCTCTGCTGAGGTCGAGGCTACGGTAGATAACAGTGAGCAGCTGTATAACATGGTCAACCCGTCCGGCCTGTATGCCTACCTGCAAGACGGGCAGTTTATGGACTGGACAATAACCGTTAACGGGGACGCGGTGTACATGGGTAGAGCCTATTTCACCACCGCCGAAAGCGAGGATGGGGGACTGACAGCGAGTATCACGTTTAACGATTGGCTGTATGTGCTGGACAACGTGGAGTACACGGGGGCCGGTTCCGGGACGTGGACGCTAAAGTCGGCTGTGACTGCCCTGCTTGCTAAGGTGTCCAACAAGTTTACCGCTGTGTACGACGCTGACCTAGACAGCGTGGTGATCGGTAACACCATCCCGGAAAATACCAGCATCCGGGAGGCCCTGCGCCTATGCGCTCAGGCGGCTATGTGTACCTGCTACATTGATAGGAATAACGCCCTACATTTCACCCGGCCCGCCCTGTCTACCCCGTCGGATGAGTGGACGCTCGACGTGCAGCACAGCGCCGCACAAATTAAGGTGGGACAGCTCTACAATTCCATTAAATTGACAGCCGGACAGGGCGCAGACGGTGAAGATGTGGTATACTATGGTAGGAACATAGCAAGCGATGACATAGAGCGAGTTTACGAGGTATCTAACCCGTGTGTCACGCCTGCGCTTGGTCAGCAGGTGGCTAACTGGTTGCTTGCGTGGGTACAGCGGCGCGTGTCGTATGAGCTGACCACGCGGGGTAATCCGGCTCTTGACCTGTTGGACACGGCTAAAATCGACGATGTGTATGGTGTCAACGGGGACGCGGTGATAACACAGCTGGATTATAGTTACGACGGGGGGCTAACATGCGATGCCGAGGCAATTAGATAATCTGATTTTCGACCGCACACAGTCCGACGTCGAGCGGGTAAAACAGCTGACAGCTGCTCTTGTTGCTGGTACCGCTACGGCGGCGGAACGGGCTGAGTTCGTGGCCGGGATGAAGGGCGCATATAACGCGACGGACCTAAACCGTGTCGGTGCGGCGGTGGAGTACCTGACCGGCGTACTGCATGACATGGGTTATACCGTGCCCACCAGCCCAGTGACAGACTGGGCAGAGGATAGCATACAGGACACCGAGCAAATGGCCGTGTACCTGGGCAACATCCATAAGCTGCGCGACTGCCTGCCCTACGTCGCGCCCGACGCACCGGGCAGTATGGGCGCGTTGACGTGGCAACAGGCCAACGCGATAGAAGAAATTTTGTACAGGCTAGAAATTATCTTGCAGGAAATACAGGCCGGGTATCTCATCCGGCAGGCGGCTACACCGTTTATGATAGCAGGGGGTGTTTTTAATGCGTGATAGGGTTCCGGCTCCTGGTAAGGCGAACCGGGTAAAGATCACTCTGGACAGCGGGCAGGTGGTGGAGGGCGTGCTGTCCTACGCGGACGATGCCACCCAGGAGGGAAGCGCCTACAACAAGGCGAACGTTCTGCCCGATGACGTGTGCAACGATCTAGGCATTGACCCGACAACATCCGAGCCGAAGGACGCTTTTCAAGCCGCCGGGGACGGGCTGGTACAGCTAACCAATATCAAACCCGCGTTTGCGTCGGATTTCTACCTGTATATCACCGGGCAACACCCGATTTTATCCGCACACCCCGCAAACGATTATTTCCAATACAAGTGGGCAATGAATCGGCCTTGGTTGGAACGTGAAACCGCGTTGACCGGTGATGCGCAGACACTAACGACCTATGACGGGTCCTTTTTCGGTAACTAATAAGGGGGTAAATCAGCATGGGTTTTATGATTATCAAGGAATCTATGACGTTCATTCCGAAAGATCATGGTATTAGAAATGGCACTGTGCTTACAGCTATCGCCGTCGGTGGCGGCGGCGGTGGCGGCGGTGGCGGTGGCGCGGCCTATTCCGGCGGCGAAGGGGGTAAACTTGGCGGCGGAAGCAAGTACAGCACAGACCTACCCTATTCCGGTGGCGCAGCCGGTGGTTCCGGCGGTGGATTCGGTGGCGGCGGTGGCGGCGGCGGCGGGGCTGGTTCATCCGGTTCTAGAGGCGCTAGCTATGAGGGCGGCGGTGGCGGTGGCGGTGGGTCCGCCGGACAGGTAGAATCCTGTAGTTTTGTGATACTAAACGCGGCCTTATCTATCCCTGTCACCGTGGGACAGGCAGGGGCGAATGGTTCCGCTGGTGCCGTCGCGACAGTTTCTGGTTCATCAGGCGGAGATGGCGGGACCGGTGGAAACGGCGGGGCTACGTCGTTCGGAACTTTTCTCACTGCGCCCGGAGGGTTTGGCGGCGGTGGTGGTCGCGGTGGCCGCACACAATCCATAGAGTCCACCAGCCCCTATTATACAGCCTGTGGCGGCGGAGGCGGCGGAGGCGGCGAAGGTTTCCAGCCGGGGTTATTTGTCATCCCTCAAAAACAGATTATTTCGGGTCCTGGGTCTCTTGCTAGTCCCTATGGCGGTGGTGGCGGCGGAGCTGGTAACACCCCCACCGACTCAGGTAACGCCAAAGGCGCCTCTAACATAGTCTGCGGGGGTTCCGGGGGTAGTGGGGTTTCCCATAGCAACGCCAATGGCGGGGGCGGAGCCGGTGGCGGGGGCGGAGCCGGTGGCGGATACGCCACCAGCACCCCATATACTAACAATTCCGGGGGTGTATCTAAGTTCGGGAATCTGCTAAACGCCTACGGTGGCGAAGGAAATGGCGGTGTCAGCAGCACAGGCGGAGGCTATGCTTCCGCTAAGGAGAGTGACAACAGTGGGTACCCTGGTGGTGGCGGGTGCGGCTTTGGTGGTAGGGGCGGAGGCTTTGCGGGTCGCTCCTTGGATTCTGAGGAAGCGGCTGTCGGTCCATCCTATACCTATTTAGGTGATCCTCACTACGGCGAAGCCAGTCCCGGCGTCGTTCTGCTGTTCTGGTAACACCACCTAGAAAGGAGACTAACTATCAATGTATATCTTACTCTCGGAGTCTAACTATGTCGCGGAAATCATTCCCGACGAAGACCCTATTTTTCCGGGTATCCCAATCGAGGCCCGGTACGCCCCCGATTTTGTGGCGAAACTGCTGCACGTTGCCGACGATACAGCAGTAAAACAGAATCAGGTGTACGACCCTGAGACGGGCACGTTCTCCGACCCGCCCGTCCCTGAGCCGGTCCCGGAGCCTGAGCCGTCTGAGCCTATCTCTGAACCGGAGTATATCTCTACCGCCGACTTAGACGCGGCATACATGGAAGGGGTGAACGGCGTTGACTGAGTCTATCTATTTTACCGCAATGCGTGAGAAGGGCCTTGCAGATGCTAAAGACCTGCAAGATCGGGCCTCTGCGCTGACTGGTACGGAGTTGTACGCTGAGACGGATAAAATTCCGGCGTTCAAGAGCGCCGTAGCCCTGAAAAATATGTCTACCCGTTCCGCCGGGTTTGTCTGCCGTTCCACCGCTGGGCGTGTTGTTGTTCTGTTGCAGCCCTACGACAGCAGCGTATACACACAGGAGCCGGAAGAGCTACCCGCTCAGTGGGGGTTTAAGTGGTCCACCGACCCCGCGAAAGCCCTACCATTCGTAGCCTTATCTACCAGCCCCTACGGCATTGGGGACTGTTGTACCTATTCCGGAAAGACCTACCGGTCAAAAATTGCCAATAACGTCTATGCCCCGGATGCCTACCCGGCTGGGTGGGAAGAGGTACAAAACTAATACAGAACATTAGATAGAGAGGTATTCTATTTGGATACTATCGCGCAACTCATTTTAGCCGCGTTCGGTGGCGGCGGGCTGTCTGCTATCATCGTAGCCCTGCTCAATAGATATTGGACAAAGAAGGACAGGGAGGATGACCGTTTAACAGCCTTGGTATCAGCCCAGAAAATTATGATGGTTGACCGTGTGCGCTATTTGGGGCAGTGTTATATCAATAAGGGAAGTATTAGTCTTGCAGACAAGGAAACCTTACTTGAAATGCACAAAAATTACAAAGCTCTGGGTGGTAACGGCCACCTTGACACTGTAATAGCAGAAATCGAAGAACTTCCGATAGATAGGAGGTAATACCTATGATTAACAAGGCTTGGTTAAAAGCTGCGCTTGTTCGGGCCGTGCGGACTATGGCACAGACCGCAATCGCCTGCATCGGCGCGGCGGCTGTACTGTCCGCCGTTGACTGGCCGGTTGTACTGTCCGCTACGGTGCTGGCCGGTATCATCTCCCTGCTGACCAGCGTTGCAGGACTGCCAGAGGTAAAACAAAATGAGCAACAGTAAACTCGTAACCTATACCCGTATCTCTCCGAACCGCACAAGCCCCCGGAACGGCGTCATCCGGGGCGTGGCTATCCACTGCACCGCGGGCGGACGGAACAAACGCGCACGGGATACGGCGGACCTGGGCCGGTTTACCACCTACGACCGGAAAAATGGTGCTTCCTGCAACTATGCGGTAGGTGGGGACGGGTCCATTGCCTTAGTCGTGCCTGAATCGGATCGGGCATGGTGTACGTCAAACCCGATTGACCATCAAATAGTATCTATTGAGGTGGCAAGCGACATTGACGCGCCTAACCGGGTGACGGACAAAGCCCTGTCTGCCCTGCTCGACCTGCTGACCGACATCTGCCAGCGGAACGGTATTAAAGCGCTGCTGTGGCACGGACGGCGGGATTTGATGGGTAATTGGGCCGCGCAGAACATGGTGGTACACCGTTGGACGCGAACGGACAAGGTGTGTCCTGGGGACTACCTGTACAACCTGCATCCGTGGATTGCCGGGCAGGTAAACGCCCGTCTTGCGGGCAGAGAGGAAAACGATATGGACATCAAGAAGATCGTCGAGCAGCTCACCCCTGAAATGTGCTATGCTATCGTAGCTGAGGCCATGGCCTACGCCGACAACCTGCCGGAGCCTGAGTGGTCGAAAAAAGAGGGCGCTTTCCAGGGCCTGAAGCATCGCGGTATCATGGACGGCACGGGGCCGGAGCGCCCTGTCAAACGGGATGAGCTGGCCGCTGTGCTGGGCCGTTTGGGGCTGCTCAAGTAAGTCATGGTAAAACGCTTGACGATTCGAGCGCCCAGTGATATAATGAATATGGACCACTCGAAAGTCCCGTTTTTCAGCAAAAGAAAGCCCACCGGCTAAACCCGGTGGGTTTTTTCTTTTCGGGTTGCACAAAGCGGTGTACTTGTTTTTGTACAGTCTGCCTGTTGCAATTCTGTATAAGCTGGTATACAATAAAGGCACAGTAAAGGAGACGGACAGCCGAAAGGCAGAAAGGATGGACACTATGAAACTCGTAGCTGTTAAGAGCGAAATCCGCGAGACGGAACCCCGGCGGTTAGTTATCACGACCGTGACTTTTGACGATGGGGAAGTACTGACCTACCGGGAAGGCCACCTTGACCCGGCCCTGTTGCAGGGGGCGCTCATCCTGGGCCTGGATTTTACAAACGTACTGGATTTTGAATCCAGCATGGACCCTGAAGAGCTGGACTGGGACGAAATAGAGACGGTGAGACCGCCCGAAGAAAGAGAGCGGCTGGCCAGGGTTAAGCGGTTCAGCGCCCAGGTCCGCCGAGCCGCAGTATGGCCGGAATCGGTAGACACAGAAACGCTGGTACAGCTCAAAACAGAATTGGCGGTGTGCTAATGATTACCTACAACGGATTTAAGGCGAAGCTCGAAGAGCGTGGAGCTAAATACCGGCTGAGAAAAGCCGGTATCAGCCCAACCATCATAGCAAAGGCGTTGAATGGCACGGGCGGGTTTGAGACGGTGACCATCGACAAACTCTGTAAGCTGCTGAACTGCCAACCAGGTGATTTAATGGAATATGTGGACGAAGAAGAGGCCGGGGAATAGTCCCCGGCCTTTGGCTTTTATTCTTTCGTCTCTTCCTTCTCCCAATTCAGGGCCATTTGTGCGATTTCCCGCTGTTCGTTGCCAATAGCCCACAGGATACACAGGTAGTTTACCGTGTCTTTGCACTTCTCCAGAAAATCCTCTCGATCATCAAATCGGTTGAGAATCACCATATCATGCAGGGCTACCAGGTGTTTCGCCATGTAACCCCAGCAGGTTTGTGCTGTGGTATCCCCGGTAAAAGCCGCACCCTCCCGGAAATTATGGAGAGCATCCCCCGAATAGCCTGCGTATTTTGCATTTTTCGCGGCCAGCGTGTCGATGCTAGCAGTCCGAAGCTCATCCACCAGGGTATTGAATTTTTTGTTGTCCATGCTGTACCTCCTATTACATATAATCTACTGCCACATATCCAATGCTGTCCACCAGCCCTTTAATGGCTTTCCAGCGGGTGCGGGGCTGACTGAATAGCGCACGAATTTTCTCCACAGTGTCATAGATTTCCCGGAACGCTCCGGAGTTCTGCCCCAATTCCTCCATCATGTAGTCTAAATCCGCCTGCACTAACTCGCGTTCCTGAGCGGATTTCTCCCCCAACTGCACATAAAAGCGGCGGAAATAGGCGGCTGCATCATCACCCATGTTCTCACGGATTAACGCCTCAAAATCTTCCGGGCGGTACACGATACGCGCCCAACCGTTGACTACCAACAGTTCCACAGCTTACACCTCCCGCGCCCGCCGTTCCCGGCGGGCTTTCCAGTCACAGACCGGGCAGATATACACCCGTTCTCCCGGTTCCAGCGCCGACACGTTCCAACGCTGGCCACACTTACGGCACAGCCGGTATTTAGCGCCCTGCATTAGTCCAACCCCCACTCTCGATCACGGTATGCGCGGCTTGCCGTTGCGCCTACCTGGTCCTGATATTTCCCGGTGTACTGTTGCAGTATCTCCCCGTCCGGGCGATAGAACGACAGCTGCCCGATACGCATACCGGCGTATATCCGCACGGGCTGAACTACTGCCAACTCCAACGTCCAGCGGCCCCGGAAGCCCACGTCCCCGAATCCGGCGGTGATGTGGCTGAACAGTCCCAATCGCCCCATGCTAGAGCGGCCCTCATACATAGGGATTAAATCTATGCACTCCGTGGTCTCCACGGTAGCACCCAGGTACAGCGTACCGGGTTGGAGTACCAGTCCCTCATCCGGGATGCGGAACGACCGGCCCCGGTTCTCCCGGCGGGTGTCGAGCACCGGCTCCCGGTAGACAAACATGTCCGGGGCTAAATGCACGTCGTAGCTGTTGGGGCCGATACAGGCGGGGTCGAACGGCTCGATCACGAGCCGCTTAGACTCCACTTGCAATCTGATTTCGTTTCCTGTGAGCATTATTTATCTCCATCCTCTCTGTAATATCCGTATCCGTGGTCCCGCATGTAATAGTAGTTAACGGGGAATAACGTTTCACTAATGGCCTTAATGTCGGCCTGCAAAGTGGCCCGTTTTGCGCCCCTACCAAAATTCGTGTCAAGCACGTCCAACAACTCCGTTAATGTTACCGGGTTGTCCCTGTCGGTCTCATTGTACAGGATTTTTGCCAAGAGCAAGATTCGCTCCCGGTAGGGGATGATAGCGTCCCGGTCCCGGCGTGGTTTCTGCCTCATTCGTCCGTCCCCCTCATTCCGCTTAGGGTCCAGTTGGACCCTGATTTCGTTACCTGCATCCCCTCAGCCTGTTTTTTCTCCCTCTCTTTTTTGGCCTTTTTCCGGGCCGTTATTTGGTCCTTGTGCGCCGCGTCATACGCCCGTTGGTAGGCCAGCCGTTCCTCACGGTTTCGGCGGTATCTCTCCCGCTGCTTTATCAGCTCTTGCTCTCGTTTTTCGGGAGACCAAGCAGCCCTTTCCGCCTGTTTTTTGCGTGCTAGCTCGGCTTTGTTCCTGGCTTTGTACCGCCGGGAATATTCTCGCCGCCTAGCGTCCCGACCGGGCCGTTTCCGGCTGTCTGCCTCGTCATCTCTCTCGTGGGCCGCTCGGCGCTCTTCCAGGTCCATGCAAAAATCACGCTCGATCTCTGCGTCCGCTGCTGCCATGGCAGCCAGTTCCTCCTTGGTAAAAGGCATATTATCCCCCCTTCGTGATTTCCAGGCGTAGCGCCTCCAGTGCCCCGGCTTGTCCGAAGTCCTTATCTTGTAGGGCCTTTAGTACCCGGCTGTCGTGCGTACCGGCTAGCATGAGATGGTACACATGGCACACGTTCTGCTGTCCTGGGCGGTTTAACCGCTCATTAGCCTGCTGGTACAGCTCAAGGCTCCACGGCAGGCCGAACCAGATAATGATATGCCCGCCGTATTGCAGATTTAGCCCGTGCCCGATGCTGGCCGGGTGGGCCAGGGCTACGGGGATTTCTCCCCGGTTCCACGCCTCTATGTCCGCCGGAGTGTCCAACGTCCGGCACTGTATGCGCCGCCGGATTCGTTCGGCATCGTGTTTGTAGCTGTACAGCACTAGCACGCTGTCCCCGCCCGCACGTTCTACCAGCTCTTCCAGGGCTTCCAGTTTCAGGGCGTGGATGCTGTGCGTCTGTCCGTCGGTATCGTAGATAGCCCCATTCGCAAACTGTAACAATTTGTTACTCAACGTAGCGGCGGACGTGGCCACGATCTGCCCGTCTCCGTCCATGCACTCCATCACCTGCTCCCGCTCAAACTGTCTGTATTGCCTCATTAGATCGGGCGGGGCGGGTAGCAGAATGTCATGGTAGGTTTGGCCTGGAAGGGAAATCACGTCTTCCTTTTTTATCGACATACATATATCAGAAATAAGGCCGTAGACCTCTTCTTCCGCCCCAGGCCTGGGCCGGTAGCTGTACACGATAGGCCCGTTGGACTTGTCGGGCAGCAGGTAGTCCCGCCGGAACTGGGTGAGTGTGCGGCCCAGTCTCCGGCCACCGTCCAGCAGGTACAGTTCCGGCCACAGGTCAGCTAGGCCGTTCGGGCGGGGTGTACCAGTCAGCTCGATAACGCGGCGCATACGCCGCCTGACCTGTTTCAACGCTTTCCAGCGTTTGGCCTGCGCCGATTTGAAGCTAGAGAGTTCGTCAATAACGACTATCGGAAACTTC